ATTGTCTAGTCCATTACAGTACTGGCTATCGTCTAGCTCAAATTCGATAGCGTCTAAGACGATTGTTGTTAGTGAAGTTTGCATGTGACTCCTTTTTGTTTGGTTGATAGGTAGAGCATACCCTTTATTAAGTATGCTCGAATCTTTTTTGGTTGTCAATAATCTATTTTATTTAGAATATCTGACACTTGTTTTAGTTGATCTTTCTTTAGCTTTTTAATAGCGTCTTTATCAACTGTATTTTTAAAGTCTTGATCTAGTTCTGGTGGCCAGTTCTCATCATTGACTTGTTTGATTAGGTCGTTTAGTTTCATTTGTTTGGTAAAGGTTGTGTTTGTTTAGTATCAGCACCATCTTTAATGCTGACTTGCTTATCTATCCATGAACTGTAACCGCCCATTGAGACTATTACTAAGTGTTCATAGATTTCAAAAACGTGTTCAAGATGTACAGCTTTTTCACTCTCAGTTAATAACTTTGTTGTGCGAGCTATCCAACTTGAGACATACTCTGTTTGTTGTTGTGCATCTTTAGGCTTACAACAAAAGTCTCGGTTCTCATTAATCCAAAAGACTCTTTCAAAATCTTTTGATGTAATTGTTTTGTAAGTCATGTGACCCCTATGTTTGGTTAGTAAGGGCATAGCTTTTACACTATGCCCATTTGTTCTGTGACTCCTAGTGATTAGGTAGTAGGTCTTTTCTTAAACAGACATACCCTCTAAGTTTCCTAGGTCTCTTACCTCTACTATCGTAGGTATCCCAGATAGCACCCTCTCTGACTGCTACCCAATGTTGTGGTACATGAACTATGCAAGTCTCAGGTATGTTGTCTTTATGAAAGTACAACCATGTTGACTTGTCTTTGTTCCTGTAGCTAGTAAGAGATTTATAAACAACATCAAGTCCAAAGTCTTGAAGTGTTGCGATTAAATCTGTCTTACTTAAACCCCAGTCGGCACTCCTGTAAGACTGCCTACGTTGCCCCCATTGATCGTAATAGTAACTGCCTGCACGTTTGTTTCTGGTAGCTCTATTCCAGACTTGTTGATAGTCAAGGTCATAAGCTAAACAGATAGCTCTCGTACCGCAGTCCCCATGACGTTCCTTCTTAGGGTGTGGGTTGCGTAGCATCAATCTTAATCCCGATTGATGAGAGGATTTTGGAAAGGTTAATTCCATAAACAGGTAAAGTATGTGAACAAGAGTGACTCTTTGTGAGCCACTCATACTAGCCCTTAAGTCAGGGCTAATAAGAGTGGATCTAGTAACACATTATCAAGTGTTATCGGATTTGTCAACTACAGGGTTAAGAATAAAGTTCTTAGCTTTTACTGCTTGACCTAAGATAGTGTTGATAAACTTAGGTTCTTTGCGTAGCTTAGAACACCAACTCTTAAGGTAACTAGCGTGTTGGTCATCAGTTGTACCCACCTTTAGCTCTCTAGCTAAGAGGAACGCTGCTGCTTCAGTAATGATTTCCTCCTCGGCATATAGTTCAGAGCCAAATCCACAGGCTTTTACAATGCCGTCTCGTTTGAGTCTCTCTTGAGAACCCGTACTATGACAGGCTTCGTGCATAACTACAGCGTAGTAATTCTCATTATTGGAGAACCTAGTTCTATCAGGTACTACGATCTCATCAAAGATTACATCATAGTAAGCTCTATCCCCTTTGTTACTGAAGTTTCTAACGTGTTCATCAATATAGTTGGTAACTACAATGTCATGTACACGCTTTAACCTGTCATCAAGTGGCTCAAAGTTAGTAGCTGCGTGGAGTTTTTCTAGTTCAGCTATCCTATCGTCTAGCTTTTTTTGATTCTCAGGATTCGAGCCTACAAAACAAGATATATTAAACACTCTTGTAGGTCTAAAGATAGTAAATCTACTACCTGTTTCTACTTGTAGGCCATCAGGTTTGGAATCATCTAAAGGTCTTTTTTCGTTAATCGTAATCGGTCTAAGAATGACTGCACTCTTACTACCTTTTTTGATTTTAAGACCCCACTTCTGAGCCTGTTTGAAACCGCACCAATAAGGATACTTATGATCCTGAGCTAGTTTGTAGATCTCAAGGGCTATAAGGTTACCATTTTGGTAGTATTCCCCTGTTGTAAAGTTCATGTGATCTCCTTCTGGACTCCACTCTTTGCGGAAAGGATTACAACCCTTCTCCATTAGTGAGATCAGCGTATCAGCTAATTCTTGAACCCCCTTATCAGGATTAAAAGGTTCTTTAGTAGTTTGTTTTTTGACAGTTGTTTGGGTCATTGTTTTTGGTAAAGTAATTTTGGTTAAGGAGTCTTGTTAAGGACTCTTTAGAACCTACCTAGTAGGCTCTAAGGAATCGTTAATAATCCTGTCAGGGTGGTAAGTACCTACCACTTCATTGAACATAGCTATGAATCGTTGCCTTGATTCCCCAGTTAATCGAGGTAGTCTTTCACGCTTGATACAAGTTAGAGCCTGCATCATTAGTTCATTTTGAGAGTCAGTAAGTTTAAAGACTCTCATTCTTAGAATTGTGTCGTTTGTTGTGTCCATAGTTAGAAATCAATGTCAGGTGCAGTTGTTTGAAGTTTGAAAGTAAAGCCTAGTTTTTTAAGGGCATTAATATTACTTTGAGTGAGAGTTGAGTTACCAGTAAGAGACTGTAAAGGCTCTCTTTGGTCATCATTGACTACATCAACATAAGTTGTACCGTAGGCAACTCTAGTACTAATTAGAATTTCGGACATGGTTTTTGGTTTGGTAAAGGTTTGTAGAGTACTGGACTCTATCAAGGGAATTTAACCCTTGAAAGAATCGAGATATTTTTGGGATACAGTCTTGTAGTCAAGACCTGCGAGCCACTTGTTTAGCTGCCTAGTAGTAGTTTTTGAATAGTGTTCGGCAGTTCTTACATAGCCCTCGTTAGCGAGATTAGCTGCTACGACTGTATTGTATGACCAGAAAAGTACTGATCCGTCTTGTAGTTTGGACTCATAGATGTTTGAGCCTACTTTGATTTTGTCCATTGTGGTTAATTTTTGATAAAGTCAGATTTACGAAATAAGGGTTCGGAATAGGTCTCTGTATTACCTAGTTTTTCCTGTTGGTCAATATAGATACCTGCTTGTTTGATAGCTTCAGTTTCGCTAGAAAAATGAATTTTGAAAATTCTATAAATTCTATGATCAGGAAGTGACCCTTTGAGTTGTAACTGCTGCTCAACATGTTTGATAGCAGTTTGTAATTCTGTTTGCATAAATTAGTTTGGTTAGTTGTTTGGTAAAGATCGAATCCGTTTGATCCGATGAACCTACCCTATCAAGTGTTATCGGTAACTGTCAACAACTAATTTCGATATACCCTGACTTCCCTTGCTATCACTAACTAAATTAATGTTTACATTCTGTAACAATTAGATTATCTTAGTGTTTACTTACCCTTCCTTATTGCTTTATTCCTTACCTAGTAGACCCCCTATATTGAACACTAATAGTTACCCCCTACCCCCCTACCGATTAAGGAAAGAAATAAAAGCCCAACAACTGAAAAAAATCCAGTATATAGAGTCCAGAATAGTAATAATATTCTAAGAACCCAGTCATAGACTATCTTTTTAAATAATAAAGTATATTTTTTTTAAAATAAGGAAAAAAATCTTTTTTTGAATGGGGGAAAAGGCAACGGACGTATATCTAATACCCCTTCAGATTTTTTCGTCAAAATTTTTTCCTAGCATAATCCTAAGATAATCCTAAGAGAGAGGAGATACGAACCTTTCTCTCCTCTATACTAGGCTTTAATTAAAGATTATCTAGGAAACCACCGTCAGAGACAGAGGAATTTCTAATTTGTTGTGGAGTCATACCCATAGCAGCTTGAGAGATAGTGTTATTAAGAACATGACCCCAATTATCAAGATGAGTATGTATAAGTTCTTGGTGTCTTTGAGCGATATTCATGTCTTCAGTTTGTGCCATATACTCTGTCCAGTAACCAACTGCCCCTGCGAGTGAGTCAACAAGGTCATCATGTACTAAAGAGCCTTTGTTTTTAGAGAGTCTTGATATTTGATAGGCAAGTTGTAATTTTAATCTTCTTTCAGGGGTGTCATTAGGGTTAGATTTAAAATCATTTTCCATAACTTTGCGGTCAATAATGAGTCTGTGAGAGTTCATTACAGGTTCAAGGGTATCAATAATTCTCATTTCTTTAGTTTTAGTATTTCGGACATCTTCTACTTCGCAGGTATGGTGTTTTAGTAAAAACGGTTGTAACAGTTGCGAAAACATACCGCCACCAAAGTTTTGTTCTATAAGAATTTTGTTAATTTTATTGTCTCTGGCAGTTCTAGCTATGCGTTCTAAGACGTTATTAGAGTAACCACCTGATAAACCAAAGCACTCTGTAACGAATAAGTTACCATTTAGCATCTTTACGCAGGATATAGCTGTCTGATCCTTTCCTGTACCAGATGGATCGACAAACATTACGCTTCCTGTGTATTCAATGTAGTCTCCGAACTCTTGTGCAGGTCTATGATACCTGTCTCCATTGAATCCAACGCAAGGTAAATCAGTAATTACATACTCAGGAGAGTTAGACCATATAACCTTTTCAGGTGCGTATTCTTTATTGACCGACATAATAACTAGGTCGTTAATTTTTAAAGGGTATCTATCTTGGTCTGAGAGGGTCGTATCGAGCATGAACTGTAGATTGAATCCTGAACGTCCATAAGACGCTTCACGCTCCATTAGATCAATAGCTGAGAACCTTATAGGATCAACAGGGTCTTTAGGTTCTGCAATTCCTTCTGATAAATTCTTGGCTATGCGTGGAGCAAGGCGATCTCCATAGTTGTTTTTATGATTTGGGTATCTAGCTGTCCATATTCGTGTCTCATAACCACGTTCTTCTAATGTTAGGTACAAACTGTTCTCTACTTGTGGTGTACCTAAGAATGTAATCTTGCCATTTGGTTTTAATATCGCTTCAAATTCTTTTACCGCTTCGCTTAGTTTGTCTCTCATAGGTTGCGTAAAGCTATTATTAGGTACTTCACAGTCATCTGCTATGACTTCATCTGCACGACTCCCTGCAAGTTGCGATAAGACTCCTTTGGAAGAACAGGAGGGTGCGTGATCTGCACTAGCAGGTCTTACATCAAAGCTTACCTTACTGTTTCTTTGGTCATCTCTGGGGATTAGTGGAGCAAGTATTGGCATCTCGTTTATAAGACGCATAGTAAAGGTGGTAAAGTTATCAGCCCTGTCCTTACTGGCAGATACTACAAGAAACTTTAGTTGTGGGTCTATCCTTAATCGCCATACAACGTAAGTACTGGTAATCCAACTCTTACCTACCCCACGAAACCCCTGTATGATCTTTCTTCTTGCACCATGTTGTAAGTATTCTGCTATATCTAGCTGAACAGGTGTAGGGTCTGGTAGGTTTAGATGTCTCCAAGTAACTATTAGGAAATATCTAAAGTCTTGTAGTTTTTCTGGTAAGG